TATATGCCAAACCGCATTGAAATACAATAGCCTTTTATAATTTTTTAATTTTTACTCGAAAGGAGGCGGTTATGTGGCAGACAATTTTGGCTTGAAGATTGGGATTGAAGGCGAAAAGGAATTTAAGAACGCCATTCGTGAGATCAACCAAAGTTTTAAGGTACTGGGCAGCGAGATGAACCTGGTTGCATCTCAGTTTGATAAGCAAGATAAATCAGTTGAAGCTGTTACTGCAAGAAACAAGGTGCTGAATAAAGAAATCGAATTGCAGAAAGAAAAAATTGCTACTTTGGAGAAAGCGCTTGCCAACGCCGCCTCATCTTTCGGAGAAACCGACAGACGTACTCAGTCGTGGCAAATACAGCTTAATAATGCAAAAGCCGAACTGAACAAAATGGAGCGCGAGCTGGAAGCGAACAACAAAGCGCTGGACAATGCGGGAAAAGAGTTTGACGAAGCGGAAAAACAGGCGGACGAATTTGGCAGAGAAATTAAAAAGGCCGCGGATCAGGCAGACGATGCAGGCGGGCGCTTTGAAAAACTGGGAGGTGTATTGAAAGGTATCGGTGTGGCCATGGGAGCGGCGCTTGCAGCCATTGGTACAGCAGCGGTCGGTGCGGGAAAAGCTCTTGTGGATATGTCGGTAAATTCGGTTGCCTATGCCGATGAAATCCTTACCGCCTCGACCGTAACCGGCATGTCTACCGACAGCCTGCAGGCGTATAAATACGCCGCGGAGCTTGTGGATGTCTCCTTGGATACTTTAACGGGCAGCATGGCAAGGAACGTTAGATCCATGTCTTCCGCTCGGAAAGGCACCGGCGAGGTCGCAGACGCTTACCGGAGGCTTGGCGTTTCAGTCACCGACGCCAGCGGCAATCTGCGCGACAGCGAAACGGTATACTGGGAAACCATAGACGCACTTGGCAAGGTGTCAAACGAAACCGAGCGCGACGTGCTGGCCATGCAGATTTTCGGAAAATCAGCCCAAGAACTGAACCCCTTGATCGCACAGGGTTCGGCAGGGATAGCGGAGCTGACCGAGGAAGCAAAACGTATGGGCGCGGTTATGAGCGAGGATTCGCTGAACGCTCTCGGCAAATTCGATGACAGCATCCAACGACTCAAAGCAGGCAGCGCAGCAGCCAAGAACATGCTGGGTACCGTGCTGCTTCCCCAGCTTCAGATATTGGCCGATGACGGAGTTACGCTTCTTGGGGAATTTACTCGTGGATTATCCGAAGCAAATGGCGACTGGACGAAGATAAGCGAAGTCATAGGCAATACGATGGGAAGCCTTGTAAATATGCTGATGGAAAACCTGCCGAAACTCATTCAGGTAGGCTTGGATATCGTCACCTCCATCGGCGGTGCAATAGTGGAGAACCTCCCAGTCATTATCGACGCGGCGGTTCAGATTGTCATGACCCTATTGCAGGCGTTGATCGACGCGCTGCCGCAGATCACCCAGGGAGCCTTACAACTTGTCATGGCGCTGGTGCAGGGGATTATCGACAACCTACCCGCGCTGGTGGAAGCAGCAGTGCAAATGATTGTGACACTGGCATCCGGTATCGGGAAGGCGCTTCCGGAGCTGATACCCGCTGTTGTCGAAGCCATTCTCCTAATTGCCGAGGTGCTTCTTGGTAATATGGATAAAATCCTTGACGCAGCGTTTCAGATCATACAGGGACTGGCGCAGGGACTTTTAAATGCATTGCCAGAACTAATTGAAGCACTGCCGAGGATTATTGCGTCAATCATTGACTTTGTGACGAACAATATGCCGAAGATCATAGAATTGGGAATTACGCTTATCGTACAGCTTGCTGCCGGGCTTGTGAAAGCCATTCCCGAACTTGTAAAGTCCTTACCTCAGATTGTTGCGGCCATTATAGAAGGCTTGGGCAAGGCGGTCTCTTCGGTGGTGGAGATCGGCAGGAACATTGTCAGGGGCATTTGGGAAGGCATCAAGGGCCTCGAAAGCTGGCTGTGGGACAAGGTCAGCGGCTTTTTCTCCGGAATTGTGGACGGCGTGAAAAATTTTCTTGGCATCCGCTCACCGTCCACCGTTTTTGAAGGCATCGGCGGCAATATGGCATTAGGTATTGGTGAGGGATTTGACAAGGCTATGGCCAGAGTGGCGGACGATATGCAAAATGCGGTGCCGACGGACTTTAATATATCGCCTGGGTTTACCAGCGCAGACGCAACAGGATTATTAAGCCCGTCGCGAATTGCAATTGAAGTGCCCGTATATCTTGATACCAAGGAAATTGCCAGGGTAATTACACCTGCAATATCCGAAATTCTAAGCAGGCGCTCCCTGCAAAACCTGCGTGCTCAAGGGGTGCAAATCTGATGAGTGAGTTTATTTATGATGGTATAAGAAGCAGAGAGAAAAAAATATTGCTTCAGAAAGTGCATGATTCAATTCTGCCGGGAATCCAGAGCAGAACAACTGAACTTCCGGGAAGATGCGGTGTAATATACCAGGGTTATCGCTTGGGAGTCAGAGAGATAAAAATTGATATAGCCTTTATTTGCTCAAACCGGAAGGAACTTCGAATGAGAATCTTTGAGGCAGCAGCATGGTTAGATCCGGGAAAGGGTCCTAGACAGCTAATTCTGCCGGACATTCCGGACAAAGCCGTAAATGCAGTGTTGTCGGGTACTACTGAGTTTGAAAGAATTGCATATGTCGGTATGGGGACGCTCACCTTCCTGTGCCCGGATCCGTTTTTTTATGCGATAGACGGTCAGCACTATCTTTTTAGTGATATAGAAAGAGGACAGGAACTAATTTTGAATAATCCGGGCACTTATCCCGAAACTCCTGTAATAATCCTCCGTAATAATGATCAGTCTCCTGAAAACTTATGCCCTAATCCTGGTTTTGAAGTTGATACTTCCGGCTGGGTATTTCAGGCCACAGGGGCATCTTCCGGCAGCTTAACTCGGGACACAACGGAAAAATTTGCGGGTGCTGCTTCGGGCAGGTTGCAGAAGAATAACACAACCAGCGATATTCCCCGCTGCTATTTTACCATAACGGGTTATCAGGCAGGACATGAGTATTCTTTTAGGGCCAGAGTAAAGTCGCAGGTTAATAATGGCCTTACCGTTTATGCAGAAGAGGAGACCACTGAATGGCAGTATCCGCAAGTATCAGAGACCATGTTATCCGGCACAGCCGGCAGTTGGAATGAGCTTACCGGAAAGGTTATCCCAACAGATTCCGGAGGAACAGTATATCTGTTCTTTGAGGCAAGAGAAGTACAGAGCTACTCCAGTTGGATCGACGAAGTGGAACTGCTGACGGATGAGCCGAATGTGGTAATAACCCCGGGACTTCATCTGGGAGATAAAACATTAATATATAACGGAAATCTATATACAGACGATGAACTTGTCCTGGATCTTAACCGCTGGACGGCAAAACTGAACGGGAATAACGTTTTAAGTGATATCGAAGGGGATTTCTTCGAGCTTTCTCCGGGCGATAACAGTCTTGTCTTTTTAGCGGAGGGCGGCAAGGCGGAGATTGAGACTACCGTTTATGGGAGGTGGTTATAGTGTTTGATGGGTTCAAGCTGTATTCTCAAAAGATGGTGTTTATTGGATTCTTAAAGGATGTGTTTCAGGCCTCTGTAGAACATGAAGTCAATAAATTGTCCCAAATGGAAATCGAATTTGTACCAGGTGAGATAGCGGTCAGCCCAGGCATGTTTCTGGAATGGAACGGACAGTATTATCTTGTGCAGACAGTAACCGATTTTAAGGATGCCAAAGGAAATTATACACGCATTGGTGCGGAAATAGCGGCGACCGAACTGGGAGGGGACATACTTCCGTCTTTTGAGCTACACTCAAGGACAGCAGAAGAAGCCATTACGGAAATGCTTGGCGGCAACCGCTTTAGTTGGACTGCAGGTAATGTGGAAGTTGGTGGTACGGCATCAATAGAAAAACGGGAATATGTTTCGCGGCTTGAGCTTTTAATGAGTGTCCCGGAAATCTGGGGAGGGATACTTATATGGGATACGAAAAACAAAAAGGTAAATTTACTAAACAGCTCAGGTAAAGATAACGGGGTCAGACTCTCATATACAAAGAACCTGAGGGAAATAGAGCGGACAATTGACCGCAGGGAGTTCGGAACCCGGCTTTATGCCCTGGGCAGGGACAATTTGACCACCGCAGGAGTTAACGGGACAGGCCTTGATTATATCGAAGCGGATACCGCCGATATATACGGCATACACGACTATGCGTGGAAGACGGATATTGCTGGCGAAAACCAGCTTTATGAAGCGGCATTGGTTAAGCTCGAACTCATCAAGCAGCCTAAATGTTCCTATACAGTAAAAGCCGTTGATTTATCCGCGTTGAATGGTTATGAGGATTATTCGCTGGTGTTGGGCGATATCGTCTATGTAACGGATGATGACCTGGGCATTGAAGTGAAAAGTTCTGTGGTAAAGGTGACTGAATATCCGCTAACTCCCGAGGAAAAGGAACTTGTTATAGACAGTGTGCCATTAAACTATAGACAGGTAGAGCACAGGCTTGCAAAGCTTATGCAGATGGTAGAGGAAAGCAAAGATGTATGGGACAGAGCCAGACTCATTGATGCGGACACGCTGGCTGAATACGGAATGAGAGACTATTCAGAAACGGTTGAGTTTACTTTTTCAAACAGCTACTATCAGCAGCCGGTGATCTTCGCAGCTCTTCAAAAAGTAAATGCTGAAGCAAATGATCCTACATCGGAATTCATGCTTCAAACAGAGGCGATAGCAGGATTGGATCAATACAACAATCTCATTTATACCGGGGCGAGGGTAAAGGTAATTGGAGGTCCAGCATTGCTGCCAGGGTACAAAATAAATGTACTGGCTTTCTGCACCGACCCTGTGGGAGAGTGATGTTATGCAGGACAAAGCATGGTATATCCCTGTACTTGCCTATCATGAAATCGGAACCGAACAGTGGTATTACAATAACCCCGAACAGTTTTCAGAGCATATCAAATGGCTTTATGAAAACGGGTACAAAGCAATTCATATTAAGGATTATGTGGACTATTGGAAAGGCTTGTTGGTTGAAAAAGACCTGCCGGAAAAACCAGTGCTGATTGTGTTTGATGACGCAAGAGCCGGGGTGTACCGATATGCCTATCCGATATTAAAACAATATAATATGCCTTTTACGGTGTTTGTTATCGGTGGCTCTGTTGAAAAACAGGATTTTATGACTTTTGCTGAGCTTAAAGAGATGGTTAAAAGCGGCCTTTGCACTCTGGGCAGTCATTCATTCGGTTTACATTATTTTGATTTGGCCGATGCACAGGGAAACAGCGAAAGCGCCTTTGCCTGCGGGATATGGCAGGACAGCGGGATATATGCATATTTAAATCAAGGCGAAAATTATCCTCTTTCACAATACTGGGCTTTGCCTATTGCCGGTACCGGGAAAAGCCCGAACGGCGAACTTTTTCCAATCGAAAGTTATGTTGGGTTTTATGCAGACAAGACAATGACTGTGGACCGCATCCTCTTGAAATTAGCGACGCACATTCCTACCGAGACCTGTTATGATGTTAAAATACAGGTAAGTATCGGTGAGAAGGCGGATAGTACAGGTATAGTAAACGAAACAGTGGCAGCAGAAAACTGGCAGCCGAAGCAGGAACCTCTGGATCTTTACGATGCCGGGCTTGGTATTTCCTGGCCGGTGGGAAGGTACGATATAATTTATTTTGACCAGCCTTACACTGTCCAGACAGGGAATTGGTATAATCTCCGCTTTCTTACCAAGAACATATCTGATAAACAGCAGGAGTTGCGTATCTTTATGGATCCCAGCCTTTTTAGTATTGAAAACTGTGCTACAAACAGCTATTCGAGCGACTATGACAGGGTAGGTTCCTGGGCAGTACATCATGGGCTGCCCATGCTTATTCTTTCGGACGGTACAGGAGAAAACGAAAGTGAAACTGCGTATAATGCCAGGATAGACGCGGATACGGTGCGGCTAAAAACGACGATTGAAGAGTATGTAGGTGATTGTGTCACATTGACAAGAGAGAATCCGATGAAAAATATTGACACTGCTTCGGATTCCATAGCGATACCTATTTTCGGTGCTTCTTGGACAGAAACGGTAGATGTTACCGACCCGATAACCGGAGAAAAAATTGGAGAAGTGCCGGCAGGAAATTTTGAGGAAGTAGAAACCTGCCTAAAAGCAATGTTTGAAAGAAGCTTTGTCACCAGGAAAATTGTATTTAATCCAGCTACACCTTTTGGTAACGGATATGTAGTCCTGTGCGATGTGTATATCGGGGACTGGAACAGCGGAAATCCGGACAATTTCAGGCTTCTCCGCAGGGGATTTTCACCGAATAAAAAGTGGCGTGAAATACACACATTGGAAATAGAGTTTGATGACGGGAAAAGCTATCATATACAAGCAGGACATGAATACTGTCTTAAGTTTGTAACAAGAAAAAGCACCAGGAATGAAGACGGGGAGGTAGAAGGGGTTTTTTGTATTTCAGGAAGGTACGATCCGAAAAACTCAGAGGTAACAGGCTTTTGGAACAGCAGAGCAGCTGATAATATAAAGGATGCGGCAGTCAATCCGGATTTGTGGTTTATAAGTGAAGAAAGTACTTATCCTGAGGGAGCATATATTCCGCCGGTATGGACGCTTGCTTTTCCCTTCGGTGCTCATAACGAAACCTTGAGGGAAAATCAAAAGGAAAATGGTATGGAAGCCATGTTCACTATACAGGCAGGTCTTTTTGACACGCGTCAGAATCATAACCCTGCAGTTGTTGATGTAATTGACGAAATTCCAAGACTGATGATGCTAAACGATGATCTCATGGCGCCTTTTGCAAACCTGGTTAAATTCCACACTTTTGAAATGTTTTGTCCCCAAAAACCTAAACCGCCACTTGATATATATGCCTATGTAATCAATCGTGAGTGGGGTTGCTATTCTCTGCGTGAAAACAAAGAGCTTATTGATACCGCTATTTTTGACGGGTATAACTTTACTGAAGATTTAAGTCTGGAAGGTGACATAAACCCGGACAAAACATGGTGGCAGAGCATAGGCAAGCCTGCCTATGTTGTCTTTGGCAACTATGGGGAGAGTGGCTTTGATTCGGATATAGCGTCACAGATTTTTGCGAATCCTCAGGCTAGCATACAAGCTATAATTGATACTATTACTAGTGAAAGTTGGGATGGGGTGTGTATTGATTTTGAGGAAGTAAAGGAAACAGATAGAAATGCAGCAAGTGCATGGTTTATGACACTAGCGCAAAAACTGCATACGGAACTAAACAGATATTATGAATTGGTGGTAGCAGCTCCTTATCCATATGCAAACAACATTCAGTGGGATGCCTGGTTTGATTACTACGAAATAGCAAAGTGGGCGGATAGAATATCTCCTATGACGTATCTTGACCATGGGCCATGGACTGAACCCGGGGCAATTACAAGGTTTGAAGATTTTAAACGCCGCTACATGACACTTTTGAAATTTGTCCCGAGGCATAAAATATTAGCCGGTATCGGACTGTTCGGCTGCCTGTGGAGCGAAGAAATGACAGCGGAGCAAAATCTTGTGGAACTTGCAACATGGATTGCAGGAAGAACAAAACTCTTGCCGATTAAAGATTACCAGAGCGGACAGTGGACAGCTGTAGCAAATGACGGGAAAACTTGGTTTGCAGCAGGAGATACAATAGGTGAATTACTGGAGTTGGTTCATGGAGAAAGAATTCGCGGTATTGCCTTGTGGAAGCTGGACGATGACGATTTTTCATTCTGGAAGAAAGGGAAAAGGATAAATGTCTACAGACCTAATTTCAGGTTAAGGAAGATGGGATAATAACTTTACAAATATAGGCTAAAGACTTAGTTAAAGCGCTTTGCTTAAATGCAGGGCGCTTTTTATATATGCAAAAATTCATTTGAAATGGAGGCTCTTACAATGAAAACAATATGGAACTGGGTACAGGCGCTTTTTACTGCTATTGGCGGATTTCTTGGCTGGTTTCTTGGAGGGCTGGATGGATTTTTATATGCGCTCATCGCTTTTGTGGCCATTGACTATGTGACTGGTGTGATGTGTGCCATTGTAGACAAAAAGCTTTCGAGTGAAGTCGGGGCCAAGGGCATTTTTAAGAAAGTGCTTATTTTTGTACTTGTAGGTGTAGGACACATCATCGACAGCCAGGTGCTCGGCAATGGCGGGGCAATCCGGACAGCAGTGATTTTCTTTTACCTGAGTAATGAGGGAGTTTCAATTCTTGAGAATGCAGCACATATAGGGCTGCCCATTCCTGAAAAGCTGAAAAACGCATTGGAACAACTGCATGGTCGCTCAAATGAGGAGGATGAAAAGAAATGAAGCTTTTTACTAAATACATGACGCGAAACGATTGTTATACAGCAGGCCGCAAAATCACGCCTAAAGGAATCATGGTACATTCGACGGCTGTGCCGGGTGTAATGGCGGCTGAGTGGTTTTCCCGTTGGAACAAATCTTACAAGGCCGGCGAAATAAATAGGCAGGTATGTGTTCACGCTTTTGTAGACGATAAAGAGGTTTGGCAATACCTGCCTTGGGATCATCGCGGGTGGCATGCGGGAGGAGCAGCCAACAATACCCATATTGGCTTTGAAATCTGTGAGCCTGCTGGGTTTTCGTATAAATCCGGGTCGGTAATGGTGGGTTATGATGCAGCAAAGCAGGAAGATTATTTCCGTAAAGCGTGGCAGAATGCTGTTGAACTCTGCGTTATGCTCTGCAAGAAGTACGGTCTTAATGAGAATGACATCATCTGCCACTCCGAAGGATATAAGCTCGGTATTGCCAGCAACCATGCTGATGTGATGCACTGGTTTCCCAAGCATGGGGAGAATATGGACACTTTCCGTAAAGCAGTAAAAAAAGCGCTGGAGAACAGTACAGATATCAATACTGATATTGGAATTGGAGATATGGTGGAGTTTAAGGTCAGTGTAAAGAATTACTACCCCGGCAGTGTGGAAGTTCCAACGTGGGTCAAAAATGACTATTACCACAGGGTCACACAGACTTTATACAAAGGCAAGCCGGTCATAAAAGGCGGCAAAGAATGTGTATTGCTTGGCAAAAAGGTTAAGAAATCCGGCGGTCAAGAGATTGCAGGCATAAACACTTGGGTAGCAAAAGAAAACCTTGTAATTGTAAACAGCATTCCTGATAACAAGGGCAATAGAACCTATACAGTGCAAAAAGGCGACACCTTATGGAGAATAGCAGAAAAAGAACTCGGTAGAGGAACAAGATATCCGGAGATTAAGAAACTCAATGGCCTGACTTCAGATACTATTTACCCCGGACAAGTTCTCAAATTGCCGGAATAACGATAAAGGACAGCCAGTCGAGGCTGTCCTAAGTTTTTATAGGAGGTGCTTTCTTGAATGATAGAGACGGCTAATCATATACCATATAACCCGCAGGAAACTAACTATACAAAGATAACGCAGGAGGAACTTCAAAGAGAGGTTGATTACTGGCGGGCATACAAAATTCTGCAGAGGATGCTTAAGGCGGGACTGATTTCAGAAGAAGAATTCAACAAAATCGACAAATTGAACCGCAAAACTTTCTCGCCGATGTATGCACAGCTTATGGCCTAATTGGCTTGCTATTAGCGGCACACAGAGGTAACATGTCACATACCCAAAGGAGGTGAAAACAGTGAGAAAGGTAACAAGGATTGATGGAAACAATGCTCTCCAAGCTTTCAAACCAAAGGTAAGAGTGGCAGCTTATTGCAGGGTTTCAACCGATAGTGATGAGCAAATGGCAAGCCTGGAAGCGCAAAAGGACCATTATGAATCCTATATAAAAACAAATCCTGATTGGGAATTTGCAGGGATTTACTATGATGAAGGCATATCAGGCACAAAAAAGGAGAACCGAACTGGACTTTTAAGGCTGCTTGCAGATTGTGAAAACAAGAAAATTGACTTTATTATAACCAAGTCAGTCAGCAGATTTGCCAGAAACACAACCGACTGTATTGAGATGGTGAGAAAACTTACCGATCTCGGTGTTTTCATCTATTTCGAGAAAGAAAATATAAACACGCAGCGCATGGAAGGCGAATTGGTGCTGACAATTTTGAGTAGCCTTGCAGAAAACGAGTCATTATCCATTGCAGAAAATAGTAAGTGGTCTATCAGACGTAGGTTCCAAAACGGAACATACAAAATTTCGTATCCTCCCTATGGTTACGATTATGTGGATGGAAAGCTATTTATCAATAAAGAACAGGCTGAAATCGTAAAGCGGATTTTTTCCGAGGCTTTGGACGGTAAAGGCACACAGAAAATTGCAGATGGGCTAAATTCGGATAAAATCCCAACAAAGAGAGGTTCGCATTGGACAGCGACCACTATCCGCGGTATTCTTAGCAATGAAAAATATACTGGGGATGTCCTTCTGCAAAAGACCTATACAGATGAGAATTTTAAGCGGCATTATAATCATGGGGAAAAAGATCAATACATGATAAAAGATCATCATGAAGCCATTATATCCCATGAGGAATTTGAAGCCGCCCAAGAGATATTAAAGCAAAGAGGAAAAGAAAAAGGTGTAATTAAGGGAAGCAGTAAGTATCAAAAACGCTACCCTTTCTCTGGGAAAATCAAATGCGCAGAATGTGGCAGCAGTTTTAAGCGTCGAATTCATGGCAGCGGTAACCGTAAATATATTGCATGGTGCTGCACAAAGCATATAAAGGACGCATCAAGCTGTTCCATGAAGTTTGTCAGAGAGGATGCAATCCATCAGGCCTTCGTTGTAATGATTAATAAGCTTATTTTCGGTCATAAATTCATTCTAAGACCATTGCTACAAAGCTTAAAGAAGACAAATTACTCAGATAACATAACAAAGATTCAGGAGATGGAAACAAAAATCAAAGAAAATACAGAGCGAGTTCAGGTGATTATGGGACTTATGGCCAAAGGATACCTGGAACCCGCTCTTTTTAATACACAAAAAAATGAGCTGCTTAAAGAAGCAGCCATATTAAAAGAACAAAAAGAAGCCATAAAACGCGCAATCGATGGGAGTCAGACTATCCTTGTTGAGGTTGAGAAGCTTCTTAAATTTGCAACGAAAGCTGAAAAGCAGATTGATGCATTCGATAGCGAAATATTTGAGGATTTTACCCGCGAAATCATTGTGTTTTCACAAGAAGAAATAGGTTTCAAAATGAAATGCGGGTTGAACCTGAGGGAAAGGCTGGTGAAATGATGAGCCATATACCTTTTGGATATACCATTCAGAACGGTAGGGCTCTAATTAATGAAGAGGAAGCAGTTAAGATTGAGAAACTATTTGAGGCTTACCTTTCCGGGCTTTCTTTAACCGAAGCAGCCCAAAAAGCGGGTATTAAGCGCTACCACACATCTATTGCAAGAATGCTGGCAGATAAACGGTATGTTGAGGATAAATTCTATCCGCCCATTATCAGCAGAGACACATTCGAAAAAGCACAACTGGAAAGACACAGGCGAGCTGAGGCGCTTGGCAGGATTTATGAACATAAAGGAAATGAAAAGAAATGCCTGAATTTTAAGTTTCATGCTTCAATGCCAGATAATCTATACGAGGATCCATTTAAGCAGGCAGAGTATGCTTATAGTCTTATTAAGAGCGAGGTGATTTTAGATGACAACCAGGAATGTTACAGTAATTCCTGCTCGTAAGCGAATTGGGAATAGTGCAAAGGCCGAGGAATTACCTAAGCTTCGGGTAGCAGCTTACTGTCGTGTTTCTACGGACAGCGAGGAGCAGGCAACCAGTTATGAAGCACAGATTGAGCACTACACAAACTACATCAAAAGCAATCCCGAATGGGAGTTAGCAGGTATATTTGCAGATGAAGGTATTACCGGAACCAACACGAAAAAGCGTGAAGAATTTAACCGGATGATAGAAGAATGCATGCAGGGCAAAATCGATATGATAATTACGAAATCTATCAGCCGGTTTGCAAGAAATACGCTGGACTGCCTAAAGTACATAAGGCAGCTTAAAGAAAAAAATATTCCGGTTTACTTTGAAAAGGAAAATATAAACACATTGGATTCCAAAGGGGAAATCCTGCTGACCATTATGGCTTCTTTGGCGCAGCAAGAAAGCCAATCGTTAAGCCAGAATGTAAAACTGGGTATTCAGTACCGATATCAGCAAGGAAAAATCCATATCAATCACAACCGGTTTCTTGGCTATACAAAGGATAAGGATGGCAATTTAGTTATCGTACCTGAAGAAGCTGAGATCGTCAAACGCATTTACAGAGAATATCTTGAAGGTTCCAGTATGCTACAGATAGCTAGGGGTTTGGAGGCTGACGGAATTCTGACGGGTGCAGGCAATCCCAGATGGCATACCAGTACCATCAATAAGATTTTGAGAAATGAAAAATATATCGGTGATGCGCTGCTGCAGAAAACCTATACCGTAGATTTTTTATCAAAGAAAAGGGTGCCAAATAACGGTATAGTTCCACAATACTATGTAGAAAACAGCCATGAGCCTATAATCCCGCGTGAAATCTTTATGCAGGTTCAGGAACAGCTTGTCAGAAGAAGATGTGTGCATATAAGTAAGAATGGAAAGAAGAGAAACTATAGCAATAATCATCCTTTATCACAGATGGTTTTGTGCGGCAATTGTCATGAAATATTTCGCAGAGTTCATTGGAATAACCGAGGGAAGAAATCCATCGTTTGGAGATGCGTCAGCCGATTAGAAAACACCGGTTTGTTTTGTACCGCTTCCACTATACTCGAAGATACACTTAAAGATAAGATTGTAGAAGCCATCAATATAGCCGTCAGCGGAAAAAACTCTTTTCTGGCTATATTGAAAAAGAATATTGAAACCGTATTAAGCGAGGATTTGGATGAGAGTACGGCAGATATTGATAAAAGACTGGAAGAACTCCAAACCGAGTTGATCCAAAAGGCAAATTCAAAGGAAGCATACGACAATATTGTCAATGAGATTTACCGACTACGGGACTTAAGGCAAGAAACCCTTTCAAGAAATGCTCTCCGTCAAGATAAGCGGGATCGGATTGCTGAGATGACAGACTTTCTTAACGCTCAAACCGGTGATATTACGGAATTTGATTATAAACTGGTTAGAAAATTAGTTGAAAAAGCAATTGTATATGATGACAGGCTAGTGGTAGAGTTTAAGTCAGGGTTAGATATAGAAATAAACCTATAGTTTTGTAATAAGATGGCCGCCAGTTGAGAAGGAAAATCTTGGTAGTATAAAATATTTTGTGTAAACTCGGTTCTCTAGTTAATACTAGAAAAGGGAACCAACTTCTTGTAGAATTTAAAGTGCCCACAATAAATACTACATAAGAAAGAAGGTTCCCTTATGTCTAATCTTAACACAAAATTATTGTCAGCACTACTAAAAAATGAATCTGTTGATGAAGTTTTTCGCGTTGAACTTGAAACTGCCATTAATGAACTTCTTGCTACTGAGCTTACTGCCTTTTTAAATTATGAAAAATATGATCCTGTCGGCTATAACTCAGGTAATTCCAGAAACGGTTATTATACCAGGATACTTCATTCTCGATTTGGCGACCTGAATATATCTGTGCCCAGAGACCGTAATGGTGAATTCTCTCCTAAAGCCATACCCGCTTATAAACGTAATACCGATGACCTTGAAACCACAATAATTCAGCTTTATAAAAAAGGTATCACTACAAGAGAAATAGCTGACCTTATTGAAAAAATGTATGGACATTATTATACGCCTCAAACAATTTCAAATATAACTAAAGCTGTTGAAAATCAAGTAAATGAATTTCATAACAGGCCATTAGCAAACCGTTATGTTGTTCTTTATTGTGATGCGACATATTTAAATGTAAGACGTGATAGCGTTGCAAAGGAAGCACTTCACATCATAGTAGGCATTACACCTGAAGGGAACAAGGAAGTTCTTGATTATGTTCTATACCCTACAGAATCTCCTACAAACTACAAGGATATGCTTCTTGATTTAAAAAACAGAGGGGTGGAGCAAGTTCTCTTGTTTGTAACAGATGGTCTTACCGGTTTACGTGAAGCGTGCCTTGAAGTATTTCCTAATGCAAAACATCAAAGCTGTTGGACTCATATCGTCAGGAATGTAATTAAATATGTGCGTTCCAAGGACAGAAAAACAGTACTTGATGATCTAAAGCGGGTATATAATGCTGCATCTCTTGCATTAGCTAAAAATGAACTATATAATTTTTTAAGTAAATATCAATCAATATACCCAAAGATAATATTTCTCTTAAGTGATATAACAAGCCTGTTTACATTCTACGAATTTCCGATGGAAATTCGTAAAAGTATATATACAACTAATATAATTGAAAACTTTAATAAAAACCTAAAACGAAATACTAATCGTAAAGAGCAGTTTCCGAATGAAGACTCTCTGGATCGATATGTTTGCAGTTATTGTGTTGATTATAATAAAAAATATGGTTCCAGAGTACATAAAGGTTTTGCATTAGTTCAGGCCGAACTAAATGAATTGTTTGAAAACTAACTTATACATACAAGAAGTAGTTTACACAAACTTCTTGACACCATCAAAATCTTCTTAATTGGCGGCATTTTTATATTATACAAATGTATAAACAAATATATAGACAAATAAATTTTTGTATTGTATAATTGTAGCGAGGTGGTTAATTATGGCAATAAGTCACAATATATATCCAGATAAGAGCAAGGTGTGAGTGCTACCCGACATGTTTGGCAGGGATACCACATTAAATTGAAAGAGAGGGTAAATATGGCGACTTTAAAGAGATACAAGAATATGTATATGTGAATTTAGATACAAAGAAGGCGTTTCAATATTTTGGAATGATATAGTTCTTAATATATCATAATTCTTGAAGTAGTAAAGAGGTGTAAATTGTGAATAGAATTAAAGTTGCTGCAGGAGTTATTACGGATAATGACAAAGTTTTAATCACTAGACGTGCACCAGAAGAAAATCTCGCTGGGGGATGGGAGTTTCCAGGTGGGAAAATTGAAGTTAACGAAACCCCTGAAGATTGTCTTGCTAGAGAACTCAAAGAGGAGCTTAATATAGATGTTTCTATTGGTAAATTTTGTGCTGAGGTAACTCACGATTACGGTAATATGAACATTAATTTAATTGCCTATTATTGTACAATAATTGACGGGACAATTCAGATATCCGTTCATGATAAGTATAAATGGGTTAAAATAGTTGATTTACTAAAATTTGACCTTTTACCAGCAGATATTCCGATAGCTAAAAAGGTAATGGAGGATTATCATGAGTAGTTTTTGCAGATTTAAAATTGGACAAACTGTAACCCATTCAGATATTATAGCCGAATTTAAGTGCGGAAATATGGGGGGGATGCGCCGGTCAAAAGCAACCAATTCCCTAGTTATAATATCTGATCATACAAAAGGTTTGTACGAAGACAAATGGTTTGGAGATGTTTTACATTATACAGGTATGGGTAAAAATGGGGACCAAGACCTGAATTTTATGCAGAATAAAACACTAGCAGAATCTGATAGAAATGGTGTAGAAGTTCATCTGTTCGAAGTGCTGGTACCTACAGAATACATATATCGTGGTCTTGTATCTCTGGCAGGTAAACCTTACCAGGAAATACAAAAATGTGATGATGGGGTTCCAAGAAAAGTATGGATGTTCCCTTTGAAGTTGCAAACTGGTTCACAGGCTATTCCTGAAACATCATTTAATAAATATATTAAGGAAAAGGAAAAGGCAGCTGAAAAATTAACACTGAATGAGTTAAAAGAACGTGCAGAGCAAAATGAAAGTGATAAAGTAAGTAGTCGTAAGGTTACAAGCAATGTTTTTATTAGAGATGCATTTGTAGCGGAATATGCTAAACGAAGAGCCAATGGTGTATGTCAACTATGTGGGCAAAAGGCTCCCTTCTATAATAAAGAGGGCAATCCTTATTTGGAGTGTCATCATATAGAGTGGCTTTCAGAGGGCGGAAGCGATACCATTGAAAACACTGTTGCGCTATGTCCAAATTGTCATAGGAAAATGCATATTTTAAACTTACCTTCTGACAAAGAAAAATTAAAAATCCAAGCAAAAAGCAGGTTATCCAAATAAAGTATGGGTATGCAGAGCATATTATGAGGTGGTTAATCATGGATATTAAAATTGATAGCTTAATTCCTTTTGATTCATTAAAAACCAATATAGAACATGTATTCTTTGTCGTTGATAAAAACGGAAAAGTTGTTCTGCTTAAAGATAATAAGCCGGCTTATATAGTCTTAAAATATGATGAAAACCATTTAACTGATGCAGGAATTGTCATGCAAGAAATGCCTAACTATACACTTCATGAAGCAATGAAAATTGTCTTATCAGAGGCAGAAAACAAGACGATGCATGTATCTGAACTTGCCGATGAGATATATAAGCGAAGGTTGTATTTAAAAAAAGATGGCAGTAAAGCGGAATATACCCAAATAAGAGCAAGGTGTGGGCATTACCCGGATATGTTTGAAGCATTGCCTGGCAATTATATAAAACTAAAGGATGGTGATAAGTAATGAACGGTGAAGCATTATGGAATAAAGTTATTTCTGAACTATCTTTTACAGAAGAAGAACTGCAAACTACGACTGGACTTTGGTTTAGGGCATTTGCTAAGGGAGAAAGGCTGTATGTCAACAGTGCTACTGAACATACTCCGTCCTGCAATCTTTCTAAGCAAAGGACCATATCAAAGAAGGATTTCTTATTAGTTTATTCATATTATGATCGCTGGGTTAATGGAGAAACGGGTGTTAGACATGAGGTCAGTAGAAAATCACGAAATACTGCTTATATCTTTGCTTTGATAGATAAATTTAGTAATGATTAGAGGGTGGAAAATTGCTAATAAAGAAAGCAATCACAATTCAAGATATTCAAAAATGTATTGACGGAAATGGGTGGAGTTTTGGCAATGAAATATTATATGAAATGTGCCGTAAAAACCCTGATCACAATAAAGCTGCTGTTATTGTAGGTAAAGTATGGCTTATTGGAAGATCTTACGCGGCGGCTATTGAGAGACGAAAAAATGTGAATAAAGCTGATTCTGGAGATGATTTCTATTTTAACGTAGTTGCACCTAAGATGTTGGAAGTTGGTGAAGAATTAGACAAGCGCATCAATGGGCTTAAGAAATACGATGCAATCACTATAGATAATTTAAAAGAAATAGTAGACACGCATATATTTCTTACCAATGTTTTTGCAGATATTTCTGGTCATAGCAACCGTTCGCTAGCGTCAAAGTATTTACATTTTCATGTGCCGAATATGTTTTACATTTTTGATAGTAGAGCAATTCAAGCAGCAAAAAGCTATGTTATGCCGGATAAACAGCTTAGAGCTTCACTTGCTCCATTCGGGGATAGAGAATACATAGAACTTGTTATTAGACTTTTTACATTCCAAGAATATGTGAAAAACCAATATGGAATAACAGTAACTCCAAGAGTTATCGATTCATTCCTACTAAATTATTAAGAGGGTAAAAGGAAGAAAGCAAGAATTCGAGATTTTATTTCTGAACTATGCTTCATTGGATCAGTATTGATAATTAAAATATTGATGAAAGTAGGAAGGTTAAAATGAAATATATTAAATATGATGATTTTATTGATAAATGCGGTATTATTACACCTGATAAAAGTATTGACCAGCTAGAAAATGAAATTAAATCGTTATCTTTCCCAAAAGACGAGGTTGAAATAACGAAATATCTTAAATGGGATTTTGAACTATTTCAATGTTGTGAAATTCCAATTGAACACCGCGAAAAAAATCAAGGACACCTTTTCCCAATGCTAGTTTTTGCTAATGGAACTAAAATTCCTGATATAGAAAACTTTGAACCTGAACGGATTGATTTTTATGAGCATAGATTGAATAAAATTAATAATATAAATGTGAAAATTAGATATCTTAACTATCTTTTTGAATATGATAAAAAAGAAAATCGCTATTTACATGCTAAGGAGTTATGCAAACATTTAGTTTTATCAATAAGGTCACGAAATAATATTCATTCATGTATAGTCAATTTATCAAGATTATTTGAGGTATCATTGTCCTTTAAAATAAAAGAAAGTATAAAGGAGCTCGATAGTATAACTTTTGATATATTTGATAAGCAATATGAACACGAAGATGATTTATGGTTATTATCTATTTCACGGATCATTATTAATAATGTGAAGAAGAATAATGATTTGATTAGTGAAAATACAATTAGTAAGGTTGTAGCTAAAATAGAACAGCTAAGTTCATACTATTACGATGATATTCATGATTATTCACAGTTTAGATATTTTTGCATAAATCAAATAGATTGGTACAGGTTTCTTGATAAAGATGATGATGAAGCTAAGGCATTAATTAAATATGGTATATCATTTGAACGACAAGCAGAAGGCGAGGGGATATCGTTCTTAACTAAAGCTCATTTATATGAAAATGCGGTTCAACATTTTATTAATATTGGAAAGAATGAATTGGTACATAATTTAAAAGTAAAAATTAAAGAATCATATAAACTTGCCAAAGAAAATGGAGAATATAAGACTATCTCTACTACTCAATCGATAACAAAAGAAGATCTCGAAAAGTACATTGCTCCCTTCATTGGTGCTACAGCCAGTGAGTCCCTGCATAAATTAAGTCATGCAAGCGACTTTATTCCGCATAAAGCAGATATTGAAATAGAAGCAGAGAAAGATGCGAATAATCCTATTTATATGATAATTGGCTTAAGCAATATATATGGGAACAGAAAAGTCTTTGATGCAAAAAGTTCCGAGGATATAAAAAGAAAAATGCTTTGTGAACGATACAATATTACATTGGAAATATTATTTACAACTTTGATGAGCAACATATGGGAAAGAATGATAAACATGGGACTTACTTCAGAGATGGTAACTGAGAGAATTTGCAGCACAGAATACATGGAGGAAGATAATAAGGAATTGATTAAAACAGCTATTGACCGTTTCTTTAACGATGATTATATATCAGCGCTCCATATTTTAGTGCCACAGTTCGAAAATTATTTCAGGACACTTTTCGAGTGGGGAGGATATGCAACTACTTCAATAAGGACAGGTACAACACAACAGGAACAAACTTTTAATGATTTCCTGCATCAACCATTTGTAAAGGACTTAATTGAACCCGATCTTCTATTTATGATTGAATTTATAATGGTTGATCAGCTAGGTTATAATCTAAGAAACAATATTGCTCATGGCTTATTGGAGCTTTCTGCTTTTAGAAAGTCAACCTGCCTTATGGTGATCTATTTGTTTTTCATAGTAACATGCATTAGATGGAGACAGGAGTAGTTTTGTAATGCTATAGGATTTTTGATATGTTTCCGCGAACGTCGGTTTCTGGAAAAACAGCCAAAAACCCATTGATATGTTCCCGTAAACGTATGATTCAAAAAACTGTCCAAGACATCAATCCAAGCGGCTCGAGCCACGTTGAGTGCGTTGTATTAATGTGTGCGTCCAGCGAAGCTGGCAAATGCTAACAGGTGAAAGTCCTGTAGTGGTAAAGGTAGGGCAGCCACTTAGTCAGTAACCAGCGTATGAAGTAA